GATAAGACCCCGTGAAGAAGAACTAAAGTTACAAAAAGAACAGGAAGCCAAAGCACTTAATATGTCAAGAACAGAACAGGCTTTAGCACAAAAAGACGCGCAACGAAAGGCTGACCTAGCTGCTGCTAAAAGAGAAGAGACAATCTCGAAAAATGAAAAAGAAGACGATAGAGAAAAAAGGAAAAAAGCTGAAAAAGACTATGAGAGCTACGCTGAGTCGGATAACGCAAGAGGCGGTTTCATAGGTATGAACAACGGAGGCTCCGTGCCTGACCAAGGGGGTCAGTCAGGGTTTGTAGATGGTGTGCCCCCTAGCCAAGCAACAGATGCACAAGAAGTAGCAGATGACAGACGAACCCAACTACCTGAGGGAGCATTTGTCCTAAACGCATCTTCTGTAGAGTTTGCGGGTGAACAAGACATATCCAAGATGCTACTCGACGCACACGAAGAAGCAATCCGCAGGGGTGCGGTATCACAGGGTACATCAGTAGATGCTACTCGTAAGATGATTGACGTTGCGATATCTCGCGGTGAAGTTGTTGTAGCCCCTTACATGGTGAAGATTATTGGTCTTGACCGCTTAGAAAAAATAAACAAGCGTGGCATTAGGGATACTGAGCGTAAGATAGAAGAGAATGGGCAGCAGGTTCAGGGGGCAGCAAAAGGTAAACTTATAAATACTTACAGGGGAGAACCTCTAGACTCTGATGAGGTAGATTTCACAGTTGATTATGGTTACGGAAAAGAAGACGTAGGAAAATTTCATACTCCTGACATAAACAGGGCAAAAAGTTACGTCAATACTCCCTTTGTAGAAAAAGGTAATAGAGTAATTAAAAGTAGAAAAGTAACTGTGGATGAATTGTTTGATGGTGTTAAAGACGCGTGGAAAACACACGCCAAACAAAACACAGACTATTTTGCAAGAATGCCAAAATCTGAATTAAAGAAAAATATAGATTTTATCGACACTTTAAAAGAAGAAGTTAAGAGTGGTAAAGGACGTTCTATAAACGATATAGCAATTTTTATTCAAGAACAAGTATTTCACGATGATAAATCTAAGATAAATTTTATAGAAACATTTAAAAACGACCCGAAAAGTGCATTTAAGTTAGCAGGTAGGGCCATGACTAAAATAGCTACTAAGATGACACCACCAATTGCTATTTTAGAAATGGCGGTAGGGGCATTTGCACCCACCACCGTTGCCGATGCAACTCTGCAGGGAGAGAATGGTCAGGAACTAGAAGGCGCGGCTATAAGACGTTCTTTTCTAAGGGGTGGATTTTTAGATTCTGCTGTTGGGCTTGACTCTCCCACCCTAACTAGTCCTCAGGGGACTGAAGATATTCCTCTACCTGACAATAGTGGTATGTCTAAAAACAACAATATGTACTTTGATTACAGGTTTGGGGACATTAAGGATGCTATACGTCAGGTAGAAATTAAAGGATTTGAAGACCAACCTTACATATTTACTGGTGTAAAAAAGAAGGGTGGTAAAGCTTCATCTGCATTCGGACCTATGCAAATTACCTCATCAACATTACGTGATTTGAAAGAGCGTAGTGGCGATTACGAAATGTTTTCTGATGATATAAAAGATTACGTAGAAAAACTTATTCAACAGGGTGACGATAAGGTGAACCTAGAATTGTATGGCAGTGTTTACAGAGATGAAAAAAGACAGACAATAGGCAAGGATGCGAGAAACAAATTAAAAGGCTACGGGGCAGGAATTATACCTATCGACGACCATGAAAAATATTATGAAGTAGTTTCTGACGCTACCCTCAAACAAAAATTACTCGACCACGGCACACTAGAGGAAGCTCTATCTTCTTACGGAGAAGGTATGGAGTACGCTAGTAAAGTGTTAAAAGGTTTGGGTATTTCCAAGAATTAGTCAGCTACCCGTACTACGGCCCTGACATAACCGAAGCGGCTACCTACAGCCAAGTAGCCCCGCATTATGAGGTAAATAAATGGCAAAAGTAAAAGGCCACAGAGCCAATAAACCTAACGACTCTTTCGGAACTATAAATAATGAAAATTTATACCGTGGAAATTATAAGGATGAAGTATACAAAGATGAAGAAGATACTACAGAAAATGTTGAAGCTTCCTCAGACGATAATCAACCTGACCCTGCAACAAATGCAGCTACTCAGGATGCAAATAGCTTTGTCAGTAAACCAGACTCTTCTGAGCCTGAACACGACTATAAAAAACGTTATGACGACCTTAAAAAACACTATGACAGCAAAGTTTCAGACTTTAAAGAAGAGCTTTCGTCTCTTCGTAAAACGATGGAAGAACGCGCTGTTGAAATGCCTAGGGGAGTAACACCACCAAGGACTCAAGAAGAACTTCAAGAGTTTAAGGAACGTTACCCTGATGTATTTGAAGTAGTGCAAACGGTTGCGTCTATGCAGACGGAATCACAGGTGTCACAGCTTCGGCAGGAAATAGGCACTATCAAGGAACGAGAAAAGGAACTAGAAAAGCAGAAAGCGTACGAAGAACTGCTACGGTTGCACTCAGACTTTGATGAGCTTAAATCTTCAAAAGAGTTTTTAACATGGCTCGAAGAACAGCCAAAAACAATTGCTGAAGGTATCTATAAAAACAGTACTGATGCAAAATGGGCTGCTCGTGTAGTGGACCTTTATAAGGCCGATACTGGTCTTAACAAACCAACAAAGAAGAGACAGCCAAGTGCGGCAGATGCCGTTACAAAAACACCTGTCAGGGATGTCCGTACAGACTCTAATAGTGGAAAACGTACATTCAAATCTTCAGAAATCGTCAAGATGAAACCTTGGGAGTTTGAACAGATGGAATCTGAATTAGACGCTGCAAGGGCTGAGGGGCGAATAGACTTTAACTCCTAAAAACCTCAAAAAGAGACAAGGAAGGAACTAGAACATGGCGTTCACTACTTCTTCTGGATATGGAAACTTACCTAGTGGTAACTTTGCACCAGAAATTTTTAGCCAAAAGGTTCTCAAGTTTTTCCGTCGTGCTTCGGTTGTAGAAGATATTACTAACACCGATTACGCTGGCGAAATTGAAAATTTTGGCGATACTGTTCGTGTCATTAAAGAGCCTACAGTAACTGTGTCATCATATCAGCGTGGTTCAGTGGTTAATCCACAGGATTTAGCTGATGACCAAATCACTATGGTTGTTGACCAAGCAAACGCATTTGCGTTTAAGATTGACGATATTGAAGAGCGTCAGTCTCACGTTAACTTTGAAGCATTGGCTACATCTTCAGGTGCATTCGCTCTGAAGCGTAAGTACGATGCAACAGTCTTGCAAGCAATCTCAGACGGTGCAGGTATTGCCGCGTCTGCTGTTTCTGGCACGACTCTAACCACAACTGCCGCGGCAGGCGACATTGGTACAGCTAACGCTCCTATCAACGTTGAAACAGATGATAACGGCATCAACATGATGTTAGCTATGGCTCGTCTACTAGACGACCAATCTGTGCCTGAAGAAAACCGTTGGTTTGTAGCACCTCCAATCTTCTATCAGAAGATGCTACAAGCTGGTAACAAACTAGCTGAAGTTCAAGTAACTGGCGACAATAGCTCCCCATTGAGAAATGGTTTAGCATTGCCGGGAACATTTGCAGGCTTCCGTTGTTACAAGTCAACTGCGCTTAACAGCACAGGTGGCACAGACCAAGTGACCCTAACTGACGCATCTGCAACTCTTGCAACTGATGCTTCTGAGAACATTGTTCTTGCAGGTCACATGTCAGCAGTTTCTACTGCATCCCACATCGCTAAAACCGAAGTGGTTCGTTCAACTGAATCGTTCTCTGACGTTATTCGTGGATTACATGTTTTTGGGCAAAAAGTATTGCGCCAAGAAGCTGTTGTTCGCGGTGTCATTGACTTCGCATAGAGGAGATTGACTAATGGCTACTTTTGACCATACCATCACTGGTGGTGGAACTGTAGGACATCCCGCTCATGCGATTCGTCCTTACATCGTGCAGTCAAAAATCTTTGATGCTGCCGATGACAACCTTACAGCTAACGATGTTATCAAGATGATTGACCTTCCTGACAACTCCATCGTTCTTGGTGGTTGTCTAGACGTTCTTGAAGCTGGTGGTTCTAGTGTGACTTTTGATGTTGGTATTAGTACTGACATTGATGCCTTCTGTGATGGTGTCGATGGCAACGCTGATGCTATCTACAACTTTCACCCAACAGCCGCAGGTATTAACACTGTAATTGCTACAGATGCTATCCAAGTTAAAATCTTGGGTGCAGACTCTGCAGTAGTTCGCTTCCGTGTTATTGCTTTGATTGCTGATATTGGCGACCCAACTAAATTAGTACAGACTGCCGCAGTTCAAACTGGGGTCTAATACTAACACTCAGGGGGCAGGGTAACTTGCCCCTTGAACTCTAGAAAGGTAATTGACTATGACTAAACGTAAAGGTCTATATGCCAACATCGCAGCCAAGCGTAATCGTATCAAAGCAGGTAGTGGAGAGAAGATGCGTAAGGCGGGTAGCAGTGGCGCACCTTCTAAGGCTAATTTTAAACGTGCATCACAAACAGCAAAGAAGAAGTGATGGCACGTAAACCTGACAACATGCCCAAGCGAAACAAGAAGAATTTCCGACCAACCAAGTCGGGAGCAGGTATGACTGAGGCTGGTGTTAAAGCGTATCGTAAGAAAAATCCCGGAAGTAAGCTGAAGACGGCTGTTACGGGTAAGGTTAAAGCAGGAAGCAAGGATGCAAAACGTCGTAAGTCATTCTGTGCTAGGTCTGCAGGACAAATGAAGAAGTTTCCTAAGGCGGCTAAAGACCCGAACAGTCGTCTGCGTCAGGCACGTAAGAGGTGGAAATGTTAAACATGTTGATAGGGCCTGTAGCTGATTTAGCAGGTACATGGTTAAATGGTAAGGTAGAAGAGAAGAAGGCTCAGTCAGCAACTAAAGTAGCTAGGGCGCAAGCCGAGGCTGTAGTGATGCAGAAGAAAGCTACTGGTGAAATTGATTGGGATTTGGAAATGGCGAAGGGTAGCCAATCCTCGTGGAAAGACGAGTGGTTGGTAATTTTGTTTTC